ATTAGAAGGAGATAACTAGATATGGCAACTTATACAGTAACAGGAGTTGGTGGTACTACAGGACATCCGTCTAATGGTAGAACACCTTATATGGTAGAAAACACAATCGACATCGCACAGTTAAATGGTGATGCTGGTTCAGCAACAAATGATGTACTTCAGGCAATTGCAATCCCAGCAGAGACTATCGTTATGGAAGCAGGTATTGAGATACTTACTCAATTATCAAACTCAGTAACAGTAGACTTAGGTATAACTGGTGGTGACGTTGACATTTATGTTGACGGTGATGCAAAAGAAATAGGATACTCAGCAGCAACAGCTACAGCAAGACATGTAGCAGCATCAGCTGATACCCTAGACTTACTTATGTTATCAGCAGCTTCGTCTGCAGGTAAAATAAGAGTTTACGCAATTATGTGTGACATTTCAGGAGTAGATGAAACTGATCACAATACTGCGACATCTCACGATACAGACGTATCATAATAAATAGTAACTTGAGGGGGGTAGTAATATCCCCCTTATTTAAATCCCTTCATAACTAATAGGAAAAATTATGGCTACATACGATTTAACATTTAAACAAAAAGGTGTATCGGGACCAAAGAAAATTTATCTTGGTGGAAATAATGAAGGTGCTAGACAAAGACTAGAGAATTTAGAAACTAAAGTTGAAGAGCAATCTGAGAAATTAGATAAGATAACTTCAATGCTTAATGCAATATCAGAAAAGACATCAACTTCTTGAAATAATTTCTGAATACAAATCTGACCATACTGCATTAAAAAAGCAGATTGATGATTTAAAACAGCAATTAGATGAAGCACAGTCTAGGATTAAAAGATTATTAATTAGATGTGAACAATTTGCAGAAGATAACAATACAGAAAATAACAACAAAGAATCTTAATAAATATGGCTACAACATACTTAACACTAAGCAACAATGTTTTACAAGAATTAAATGAAGTTGCATTAACAAGTTCAAATTTTAGTAATAGCAGAGGCATACAAACTTCTGTTAAAAACTTTGTTAATAAATCTATTCATGATATTTATAATGAAGCAGGAGAAATACCAGCTCTGCATACTAGTACAACAAAAAGTACAGTATCAGGTACTCAAGAATATTCTTTAGAATCAGATATGCGTAAAGTTGACTGGGATTCTTTTTTCTTAAAACCAATTGAGTTAATTACAAATGGTGAGTTTACATCTAATATAACTAGCTGGACTACAATAGCTGGTGCAGGAAGTGCAGCATATACAGCAACTGGTAATGGTAGACTAAGATTAAATGATTATGCAGCACATCAATCTATTACAACCACAGTAAATAAAATTTATAAATTACAATTAAAATTTTATGATACAGAAAGTGTTGGTCAAGCTTTAAAAATTCAAGTTGGTACAGCTGCAGAAGGAACTCAAAATTTAAATACTACAGCAACAGTAAGTGATTATGGTGCAGGTAAAATATTTGAAACAACATTTACAGCTACAGCACAGACAACTTTTATAACTTTAAATAATACTGTAACTTCAACTAATTTAGATATTGATTATGTTAGAATTTCTAGAGACAATGTAGCACCTAGAAAATTACATTACATAACATATGATGATTGGCTACAAAGATTTAAAACAACTGATGTAGATAATGGAGATGGGGCATATTCATTACCTGTATATGTTTATAGAAAACCTAGCTATTCTAGCTATGGGTTAAGCCCTATACCAGATGCAGATGATTATTCAATTGAATATGATTATTATCAGACACACACAGAATTATCAGCACATGGAGATACTATGTCTTTACCAGATAGATTTAGACCTTTAATTGTTGATAGATCAAAATATTATACATATATGTTAAGATCAGATCCTCAACATGCTACATTAGCAGATAGAGACTTCCAAAGAAAATTAAAATTACTAAGAGTTGACTACGCATCTAGACAAGAATATATGAAAGATTCAAGAATAGGTGTAGGATCTTCTAGTACAATGGCAAACTAATAGGAATATTATGGCACTAACAGATAATGCAGGTAAAAAATATACAAACGAACATCCAAAGTTTTCAATAGAAGCAAATAAAGCAGAAGCTGAAAATGTAAAAGAAGCAACATATAGACCAGGAATTAATTATAGAGATCTTGAAAAACTTCCAGGTTCTTCAATTAAAGATAAATTAGAAAAAAAATTAGGTATTAAAGTAATGCCTAATATCACTCTAGAAGAAGCTATTAAATTATTAAATAAAAAAAATAAATAATGCCAAACACTTCTGATATTCAACCATTTAATGCTACATGTGGTGGAGGCTTAGTCTTAAATAAAGATGTTTATGATATGCAACCAGGTGAAGCATTGCAGTTAATAAATTTTGAGCCATCAACAGAGGGTGGGTATAGAAGATTAAATGGTACAACAAAATACAATTCTACAATTGTTCCACAAGTATCATCTGCTGCAGAAAGAGTACAAATGTCAGCAGTATTTAATGATAAAATAATTGTAGGTAGAGGTGGTACAGTTTCTTATGGTGGTACAAGTGGGTCATGGACATCACTTGCAACTAGTTTAGGAACAACTCACACATACGATTTTGATAAATTTAATTTTAATGGAACAAGTAAAATTATAGTTGCAACAGGTGAGGCTGCAGCATTTACAGTAAATACAAGTTTTGCAGTAGATGTTATAAATGCAACAGGTGGAGGCAGTGCCCCTACTAATCCTAAATTTGTTAAATCATTTGCTAACCATGTATTTTATGGTGGAATGTCTAATGCAACACATAGTATAATTTTTTCAGGACCTTTTACTGAAGATGATTTTGATACAGGTGCAGGAGAAATAAAAGTTGGTGATGTTGTTACTGGCTTAAAAGTATTTAGAAATGAATTATTTATATTCTGCCAAAGAAAAATTTATAAATTAACAGGTACTAGTTCTAGTAATTTTGCACTAGCTGAAGTTGCTAAAAACGTAGGTACAATAGCACACAACTCTATTCAAGAATTAGGTGGAGATTTAATATTTTTAGCAGCAGATGGCTTAAGAACAATTGCTGGTACAGAAAGAATTGGTGATGTAGAACTAGGTACTATATCAAAACAAGTACAAGAAAGAATTAATCAAATTGGATACCATAACGTAACATCTACAGTAATTAGAAATAAATCTCAATATAGATTATTCTATCCTACTGATGGTGGCTTAGAAGGTAGTTCTAAAGGTTTACTAGCTGTTATTAAATCTAACCCAAATACAGGTCAATTAGGATTTGAGTATGCTGATATAAAAGGTTTAAAAGTTTCTAGTTGTGATTCTGATTATATTAGTAATGCAGAAACTGTAGTACATGGTGGATATGATGGATATATATATTTACAAGAATCTGGTAATGTTTTTACAACAGCATCTTCAACAAGTGCTATTGATGCAACATACAGATCACCAGACATGACAATGGGTGATGCTGGAATTAGAAAATCTATGGAAAGAATAAATTTAAACTGGGAACCTGAAGGTGTTGTAAGTTCTAGTTTATTTGTAAGATACAATTATGACGATATAGACACTCCTCAACCAAGTTTAATAGCATTAGAATCATCTGGTAGTGGGGCATATTTTGGAACAGGGACATTTGGTACAGCAGCTTATGGTCAAGGAGATTTACCTATAACTAGGGAATCAATAGAAGGATCAGGATTTGCAGTAGCATTAAAAATAACAGACACAAGTACAAACTCACCTTTTGCAATAAAAGGATTTCAATTAGAATTTACACCAGGGGGAAGAAGATAATGGGAGCAGCATACACAAGACAGAGTTCATCAGCTATTGTTGATGGGGGTGTTATTGAGGCATCAGACATAAACGCAGAATTTGATCAAGTTCTTGCTGCATTTGCTGTAACTTCAGGGCACACTCACGATGGGACAGCCGCAGAAGGTGGACCAATTACAAAATTATTAGGCACAGCAATCACTATTGGTGATGCTACAGCAGGCACAGATATTGCTGTAACATTTGATGGTGAATCAGCTGATGGTGTATTAACATGGATGGAAGATGAGGATTACTTTAAATTCTCTGATGACATCTTAATGAATAGCACAGAAAGATTAAACTTTGGCGACACTGGAACTTATATCTTTCAATCAACAGATGGTCAATTAGATATAGTAGCAGATACAGAAGTACAAATAGCTGCAACTACTATTGATATCAATGGTGCAGTAGATATATCAGGAGTATTAACTCTTGCTGGTACTACTTTAGCAGAAACTATTTCTGACACAGTCGGTGCTATGGTTACTTCAAATACTGAATCTGGTATTACAGTAGCATACGATGATGCTGATAATACTTTAGATTTTACAGTAGGTACTCTTAATCAAGATACTACAGGTAATGCCGCAACATCTACAGCACTAGCTACAGCTAGAACTATTGGTGGTACAAGTTTTGATGGAACAGCAAACATTGCAGTTGCATTAGCGGCTACATCTACAGCACTGGCTACAGCTAGGACAATCCATGGTGTATCTTTTGATGGGACAGCTAATATAGACTTATCAGAAGTTATATCTGACACAGTTGGGGCTATGGTTAGTTCCAATACTGAAACAGGTTTAACAATAACATATCAAGATGCTGATAATACAATTGATTTTGCAATTGATTCAACTGTTGCTACACTTGCAGGAACACAAACTTTTACAAACAAAACTTTAACATCACCTAAAATAAATGAAGATGTAGCTGTAACTTCTACTGCAACAGAACTAAATTTATTAGATGGTAAAGCAGCTACTAATTTAGCTTTACTTGGAAAAACTGCAGGAACAAATTTTACAAATTC